CACGAACAAGTTGTGCAAGCTGATACTGAAGCGGCAAATGATGCTAAGATAGCTGAACTTGCAAACCCAACATCCTCATCTGGGATGCCTTGGTAATTTTAACTTAACTAAAGGAGATTAAAAATGACTGAAGACAAAAAGGTTATTACAATCAATGAAAAAGACTACACAGAAGAACAACTAACAGATCAACAAAAGATTATTATAAACCATATAAACTCTTTACAACAAAAGATTGGTTCAGCAGAGTTTAACCTTGATCAATTAAAAGTAGGTAAAGATGCTTTTATGAATATGCTTAACAATTCTTTAGAAGAATTAGAAGAAACTAAAGAAGAAGCGGCATAGTCCCCTATTAAAAGGATGAGGTATCCCCTCCCTTAAACTATTATTAAGTAAGTTATACCTAAGGCAACACAGGTATAACTTACATTATCTAAGGAGAACACAGATGATAACCGACTACCAAACATTTATACACCTTTCTCGTTATTCTAGATGGTTAGAAAAAGAGAACCGAAGAGAGAACTGGGAAGAAACAGTAACTCGTTATATGTCAACCTGGAAAGACATGATTGACGAGGAGACTTACAAGAAGTTATTTAAATACATTTCAAGCTTAGGTGTTATGCCTTCTATGAGAGCTATGTGGGCTAGTGGCCCTGCTCTAGAACGTAATAACATTACTGGATATAACTGTTCATATCTTAAGATAGATACACCTCGTGCATTTGATGAGGCAATGTATATACTTATGTGTGGTACAGGTGTAGGTTTCTCAGTAGAAGCCATTGATGTAAATAAACTACCATATATTAACGATCACTTTGAAGTATCAGAGAGATTAATCAGAGTAGAAGATTCTAAAGAGGGTTGGGCTAAAGCTATACGTAAGCATATAGCAGACTTATACTTAGGTAGAATACATTACTTTGACTATTCAGATGTAAGACCTGCAGGTGCTAAACTAAAGACAATGGGCGGCAGAGCTTCAGGTCCAGAACCGTTAAAAGAACTTATAGATTTTACAACCGCTTTATTTAAGAGAGCTGGTGGACGTAAACTAACTCCGCTAGAGTGTCACGATCTTATGTGTAAGATAGGTGAGATTGTAGTAGTAGGTGGTGTACGTAGATCAGCTATGATATCCTTAAGTGATCTCGGTGACCACACTATGCAGGGCGCTAAGTCAGGTGCATGGTGGGAAAACAATGCTCAACGAGCATTAGCTAATAACTCAGCAGTATACTTACAAAAGCCAGATGGCTTAACATTTATGAAAGAGTGGACTGCTCTTATTGAATCTAACTCAGGTGAACGAGGAATATATTCTCGTTATGGTGCACAAGCAACAGCACCTGCTCGGAGAGATTCTGATAAAATTCATGGGACTAACCCTTGTGCAGAGATAGCACTTAGGTCTAATCAGTTCTGTAACTTAACAGAAGTAGTACTTCGTAGTGAAGATACTCTTAAAACAATTAAAGAAAAAGTAGAGTGTGCAACTATCTTAGGTACACTACAATCTACATTAACTAACTTCCCTTATTTGCGTAAGATATGGAACACTAACACTGAAGAAGAACGTCTACTAGGTGTATCTTTAACTGGTGTATGTGATTGTCCAGTATTGTTTAACGCTACAGAAGAAGATATTCAGGCTCTCCGTGATTACTCTATCAAAGTAAACATTGAATGGGCATCAAAACTTAAGATACCTGCATCTACTTCTATAACTACAATTAAGCCTTCGGGTACTGTTAGTCAACTTGTAAACAGTTCATCAGGTATACATGGTCGTTTTGCACCACACTATATCCGTACTGTTAGAGGTGATAACAAGGACCCCTTGACTGATTTTATGAAGCAGGCAGGTGTGCCGAGCGAACCCTGTGCAATGAAGCCAGACAGTACTACTGTGTTTTCTTTTCCTATCGAAAGCCCTAAGGGTTCTGTGATGGCTAATGAATTGAGTGCTATTGAGCAATTAAAATTATGGTTGAAGTTAAAACAAAACTGGGCAGAGCATTCAGTATCTATTACAGTGTATGTAAAGGATACTGAGTGGTTAGAAGTAGGTGCTTGGGTTTATAAGAACTTTGACCAAATAACAGGTGTATCGTTCTTGCCGTATTCTGAGCACTCGTATCAGCAAGCTCCATATCAGCCTGTCTCGGAAAAAGAATATAATGAATCACTCTCACAATTTCCATCGTCAATCAACTGGAATGAACTCTCGGTTTATGAGCAGGAAGACAATACTGAAGGGGCACAAACGCTTGCATGTACTGCAGGGGGTTGTGAAATCTAATGGAAAGTTACTCGCTGATGGCAGTAATGATTCTATTAGACCTCGCCCTTGGAAAAGAAAGAGAAGAGTAAACGCTAGACTACGAGCCTTCAGATTACGTTGTGCTCGTAGGAAATTCAAACAGATAGGAATTAATATAGAGGAATAATAAATGCCAACAATACCATTACAAAATTTAGGTATCAAAGGCTTGAATACAGATACGCCACCACAGGCATTATCTCCTGAAAACTTTTCAGAGGGTCTTAATATAAGATCCTTTGATGGTTCTCTTCAAGGTGTTCCAGCTTTTCCTACAGCATTTGATACTAATACTACAGGACCTTCTGCTAGAGACGTAATAGCTATTACTCAATGGACCCCTGTAGGTTCTAATCAATTTAACTTAGCTTACTTATATGATGTTTCTGGTACTATACACTTTCAAGTAGCACAAGATGTTACTACTTCATTAAGTAGTATATCTGGCGTTACTGCCACAACTAACTTAGATGAGAACGCTAGATTTGGAATAGACTTGTTTGCTTTCAACGGATTACTTATTACTAACGATGGTATTAACCAACCTATACTTGTAAGAAATACAGGTACAGAAGCATCACCTACCTATGTAGCTCAATTTTTAGTTAACTGGTTTTCAGGTACCGATGCAACTACACAGGCTGTTGTTGCAGACAGGGTTACTGCTCAAAGTATGACTCAATATAATAATAGATTAATAGCCTTAAACTTGAGTGGCCAGTATTTAAATAATGAAAACTTAGGTAATGCATCTCTAGCTTGGTCTACACCTATTACAGACATTAACACTCTTGACGGAGTTACTTGGAAGTATGCTTCTACTAATAGTGCTGGTGATGACGTACTTACTGAAACAGTAGGTGAACTATTAGATGCAGCTCAACTAGGTCCGTATCTTATTGTTTATAAAGACGATTCTGTATACAGGTATCAAGATACTGGTTCACCTTTGTATCTATCTAGTGAACTTTTATTTGATGATGATGGCTTATATAGTCCTGGTTGTTTTGAAGACATAGGTGGTGGTAGACACTTTGTGCTAGGTAATTACGGTATATACATACATGATGGTGGACCTAACAAAGAAGATATATCTCAAGGTAGAATACAAAAAGATATTTATAATACAGTAAATCCTGCACACAGGGATAGGACTTTTACTTTCAGAAACAGTAGAGATAAGGAAGTATGGGTTTGTTATAGTGCACTAACGGAGCACGACGGTACAAGCCGTACAGGTACAGGTTGTAACTTTGCTTATGTGTATAATTATTCTACAAATACTTGGTACAAAAGAACTATTAATAATCTTAAAGGTATAACAGAAGGAGAAATTAATGGTGAGCTTTATATTTATGGATTTGGAACTGGAGGTATATTTTTATTAAGTGATACTTTAGTTGCAGATGGTTATGCTAGGTTTTTAAAACAAGACTTAGGTAATCCTAATCTAACTAAAAGAATAACTGCAGTATACCCTATGAGTACTAATACTTTTAATACTACGGCTATTACTTCTAGTAGTTTAAATGACACTAACACTGTTGATGCTCAATTTAATTTAGCATTTGCAAACAGAGACAATACTTATAAAAGAACTTTTGATCCTTCAGTAGGATCAGGTTATAAAAAGGATTATAGATTAACTGGAAGATACTTTAATTTAGAAGTAGCTATGTCTGGTACTAATAATCCTGAATTAACAGGAATGGACTTAGAGGTAATACCTTCAGGTGCAAGATGATACTGCGGCTCGCAGGAAAGGAGTGAACAATGGCTAATGTGTTTATCCCAGCAGGGATTAGAGACAAGGCAACTAGAGATACTTTAATTGCTATTGTTAAACAATTAAATCATACAAATGCAAATATAAGAATATCTGCTACATCACCTAATACATATGATAATGGTTCAATAGGAGATATTATTTATGCTAGTGATACTGATACCATCTGGGTTTTTACAGGTACTATCTGGGAAAAGTCTAGAATAAGTGAAGTACATACTATTGGGATTAACTCAGTAACTTATGGTGCTGTAGATAGTGATCCTTTAGGTTGGCCTGTTACTGCAAATAACTTTAGAAATAACAGCGGAACATCTAAAGCTCTTGTTGCTACTTTGTACATTGATAATGTAGCTAAGTCTTTATCTGATCATAATACATACGGTTACTTATGGCGAAAGAATGGTTCAGCAAACTTTTCTTCCAACACAACACAACGTTCTGATACAGGTCAAACTTCAAGATCATTAATTATTGACGCAACAGACATTGCAGATCAAGGTGAAGATGCCTTTACTTGCGAACTAACATATCCATAGGAGGATTTAATGCCTACAATTACAGGTAATATTACCATTGCGGATCTCGTAGATGGTGTTACAGGCGCAACCATCGTCTTCACTAACGAATCACACACATTCACTGCAGACCCTGACGGTGAAGTTTCAGACTTAACAGGTTTTTCTTCAGATGTAGCTGTTTATGCAGGTACTACTCAATTTGACTTTGTAACAGGAAGTTCTCCAGGTGCTGATGAATATGCTATAGGTTCAATTACAAATGTAGCAGGACTTGCTACTTCTGTTGCTTCAGTTAGTAGCCAAGCTAGATTAACAGTAGCAGATACAGCGGGGGGTACTGGTTTTGCTGATGCAGGAGAATCAAACCCTGACTCAGCTGCTATTGTAGTCCCAGTTATTGTAAATATATCTGGAACCTTAATAACTTACAATAGAATAATTAGCTTAGCTAAAGCCAGAGGAGGTTCAGCTAAAGTAGTTAGAGTTACTCCTAGTCGGCAAACTATTCTTTATGATTTTGGTGCAACTAATCCTAAGACAGGTGAAACAAATATTGTTATTGAAGCCGATTATCAAAACTTTGATACAGGAGATGCTGCAGGTGCTTGGTCTTATAGAGCAGGCGGCTCAGGTTCTTTTGTTGCTATTGGTTCAGGTCAAGGTACTGTAAGCGGAGCTAATAACCAAAGTTTAACTATTACTCCAGCTCAATATCAAACAGTTGCAGGGACAGATAATGTAGTTACTTACAGAGTAACTAGAGCTACTCGTATTGATCAAGTATCTATTGTTAAATTAAGAGATGCAGAGGGTGGATATCAGGTTGTTATTGAAACAACAG